TAAGCCTACTTGGATACGGAGACTCTACCTACTCTGGAAAGTTATATCAGTTTACATTCAATAATGTATTTTTTCACAATAAAGATACTTATATGTTATTTGACTCAGAAGGAATTGCATTATCAGAAGCGTCAACTTCAGATATAGAATATGTTGGAAACTATACAGTAAAACCAATATTAACCCCTACATATCTAAACCTAGATGTTAGTTGTGCTGGATACTGGGAAGATTCAATACCTCTTTCATATTTTGGTAAACAGGTGCTTAGTGCTGGAGGATTACAATATTTTGACTTAGATATGATCCAGTTTAATATTGATATCCCAACTCAAGTTTTAACATCGCCATCTGCAAGTTCTTACGTACTATCAGATTTAGTAAAGACATATATTACATTACAAGATAGTGATCAAGTAGGAAATATAGCATATTCTAACTATAATAATACTCAGGAAATTGGTGCAAATAGAGTTTTAGATTTTGATAACACTACAGATGTTATTCAAACAAAATTTGAGGTAGTTGATGGAACCATTATAATTCCACCCAAAGAGTTAGTTGATTTTAAAGACTATTATATTACTATACATATTGAGGCAAAGGTCGAGGGTATAAGTAATAAGCCATTACAAATTAGAAAGATGTTATTATCTTCCTTAGTAACTAATGAAAAGACATTTACTGAAATAAGTGCTAGAAGTGGTAATAAAATATATCCAATATCAAGATATAGAAGAACCTATTCATTTAAAGATAAAAACCCATTTACCATATACCCAGAAACATCACCATATCTATATCTAACTGGAAACTCTGGTATTACCATGCTGCCATACAACTCTGGAGCAGAAAGAGCATTTTCAATACCTATAAATAAAAATAAAAAAACATCCTACTTTTTAGGTGGGGTTCAATTTTGGACTATGTACAATAAAGACACAGTTATAGATTCTACTAAAAAAATTGCTAGAATATCAACAATTGATAAAACATATGACTTCTTTATAGAGCCTATAGATAATGGAAAACGGGGCATACTAAAAGGTTATGACGTTGAAACTGGATATATATCAGATATTATTAATGAACTAGTTGGAGATGTTATATTTTATCAAGATGGATATAGAATTAAAAATCCAATTATTAATCCATTAAAGTGGACATCTATAGTTATAGTTTTTGGAGCAGACGTACAGTCCCCACTATCATCTGGAGCATTTGAGTTATACGAGGGTGCTTTATACAATAATATCGTAGTATATGAAAAGCCTCAACTTACATCTAACTATACAACTGGAAGTAGAAATTGGCAAGAAACAAGATACACAGAAATAGTTACAGAGACTGAAACCATCACTACAGAAAATCAATGGGAAGACTGGCTAGCATATACATGGACAGAACTATATGCCCCAGTTGAACTATTTAAATTTGCAATAGATGGAGAAAATATCATAGGCTCCTACTCTGGAACATCTGGAATAGTCATTGACGATAATGCAACTGTGTTAATTAATTCAGATGGTGCTGATTTATTCTCAGATGTTGTTTGGGATACAAGACTTGTCAAACCAGTATAATATGGTATACTTGTGTACATGAATCCAAAAAAACTAAAGAATAATGGTAAGCCAAAGTTAACAGTAATAGAAAAACAGTCAGACTGGGGTATATATGTCTGGATGTGCGACTTCGATAACAAACCATTCGGAGATGGAAATGGAAATATCATGAATATTCCAGGTAGACCATATGATTTAGAAAAAATGGCAAAGATAAGAAAAGCAGCCGAACATTACGGTGCCCCTGAAGGCAAAGTTCAGTTCATGGCTGGAGTAAATAGAGTTACAGACGAACAACATAAAGAACAAGTAGAAAGAATGAAATCAGGCCTAATCCCAAGCGAAACAGATATTGGTGCTTGGATGGCGGCAGAAAAGGGATTTAAAGCAAATGGAAGATAACGAAGTAATAGCACATATTGATAACCTTGATAAATCAGAAAAAAGAACTAAATTTGATCCATTTAGTACCGATGCAGAATTAGTTAAATCATACGATGGCTTAAGCCACAACTTTAAAAGAAGAATTAATAGAATTGTAAATAAAGCATTTACTGGAGTAGACGATGTAAAGTCTAAGCAACTGTTTCCAGAACAAGACATGGTAACAGCATATGGACTATTTGACATTGTTATACCACCATATAATCTAGATGAATTAGCATATTTTTACGAAAACTCATTTGCCAACCATGCTGCGATTTCCGCCAAGGTTTCAAATATCGTTGGATTAGGCTATGGTTTTGAAATAACAGATGCAACACTTGCTAGATTAGAAGAAGCACCAAATGAAGAATCTTTACTAAGGGCACAAAGAAAGATTCAAAGATCAAAGGCTTCTCTTACAGAATGGTTGGAAAGTTTAAATGACGAAGATACCTTTTCACATATCCTTGAAAAAGCATACACAGATGCTGAAAGTACTGGAAATGGGTATATTGAAATTGGAAGAAAAACAAATGGCGAAATAGGATACATTGGCCATATACCATCTACAACAATTCGTGTTAGAAGAATGAGAGATGGATATGTTCAAATAGTTAACCAAAGAGTTGTCTATTTTAGAAATTTTCAAGGGGTAACTGCAAATCCAATAACTAGTGATCCAAGACCAAATGAGTTAATACATATTAAAAAGTATTCTCCAAAGAACTCATATTATGGTATTCCAGATACAGTGGCTGCTGCTACATCAATGGTAGGAAATGAACTGGCTGCTAAATACAATGTTGATTATTTTGAAAATAAAGCAGTACCTAGATATATTGCAACCCTTAAAGGTGCAAAGTTAAGTTCAGACGCAGAAGATAAGTTCTTTAGATTTATGCAAGCAGGTTTAAAGGGTCAAAACCATAGAACCCTTTACATACCACTTCCTGGCGATGGACCAGACAATAAAGTAGAATTTAAGTTAGATCCAATTGAAAATGGCATCCAAGACGGATCATTTGAAAAATATCGTAAATCAAATCGTGATGATATTTTAATGGCACATCAAGTTCCATACTCTAAGGTTGGTGGTGGAGAGGGTGTATCTATTGCATCAGCATTGGTAGCAGATAGAACATTTAAAGAGCAGGTTGCTAGACCAGCACAAAGAAACCTAGAAAAAACCATTAATAAGATTATTAAAGAAAAAACAGATATGCTTGTTTTGAAGTTTAACGAATTAACACTAACAGATGAAGATACACAAAGCAAGATAGATGAAAGATATCTAAGAATGCAAGTTGTAGTTCCTAACGAAGTTCGTGAAAAACTTGGATACCCAGCAAGACCTGGAGGCACAGATCCGATAGTTCTTGGAGCACAGGCTAGAGCCGAGCAGGCAGCCCAGGCTACTGGAAATCGAACCAGAGATCAAGAAAGAACCTCTAACGCATCAGACTCTACATCAACCACAACTGGACGAAATCCACAGGGCGAGGGTAGAGCACAACAATAAGTGTTATAATATTAAAAACTGTCTATAAACACTTATTATAATAGAGGTAGCATGACTAATTTAAATAAAGCCTTTTGGCACTCCGAAGATAACTCAATTAAGTTATCCATGCCAATTGCAAAAGTTAACAAAGAAAAACGAACAGTTTCTGGCTTTGCAACCTTAGACAATGTTGACAAGCAACAAGACATCGTTCCTACTGATGTTAGTGTAAAAGCATTCGAACGATTCCGTGGCAATCTTCGTGAAATGCATATGCCTATTGCTGTAGGTAGAGTAGTATCTTTCAAATCAGATAAATTTTATGATAAAGAAACAGACAAATTTTATAATGGGGTGTATGTAGATGCCTATATTTCTAAAGGTGCTCAAGATACTTGGGAAAAAGTTCTTGATGGCACTCTTTCTGGCTTCTCTATTGGTGGTAATATTAAAGATTCTGAACAAATGCTTGACCCCGAAATGGATAAAGCAGTTCGTGTTATTAAGGACTATGACCTAACCGAACTTTCACTGGTAGATAATCCAGCCAACCAATTTGCAAATATTGTATCAATTGAAAAAATGGCCGATGGTCAAAACAAAATTGATGGTATCATTAGTAAAGTAGATTTAGAAAACGTATATTGGTGCGACTCAGATTCACTAATTAGGCTTTCTAAAGAAGAAGATTCATCATGCCCATCATGTGATAAAAACATGATAAATATTGGCTTTGTTGAATCAAATGATACAGAAAAGAATTCTGTGATAAAAGGCTTATTAGATTCACAGAAAATTAGACTTGGTGAAAAAGTAACCAAGGCTGACAATCCTATTAAGGAGGGGAATATTATGGCAGATCAAAAAGTAGAAAAATCTGAAGGTACTGAAGAAGTAGCAGATGCAGCAAAAGTTGAAGCACCAGTTGCAGAAACTCCAGCAGCAGAAGCACCTGTAACAGACGCAAAAGCAGAAGAAGCACCAGCAGAAGCAGCAGCAGAAGCACCAGCCGAGGCACCAGCCGAAGCACCAGCAGAAGCAGCAGCAGAAGCACCAGCAGAATCAGCAGAAGCACCTGTAGAAAAAGCAGCAGAACCTAAGATTGAAAATGCCACCACTCCTGCCGAAGAAGCACCTGCTGATTTGGCAAAGGCTGTAGATACAGTACAAGAATCTATTGATGAGGTTCAAAATACAGTTGCTTCAGCACTTGGAGACTTAGTGACAACAGTAAAGTCATTAAATGACAAAGTGGCAGAATTACAAAAAAGCATTGCTTCCGCTAAAGAGGAAATTGCAGGAATGAAAAGCAATGTAGAAGAGTTTGGAAAGCGAGTTGACTCATTAGAAGATGACTCCGCTGTCCGTAAGTCTGGCGACCTTGGCGGGCTCGTACAGGAAACACAAATAACAAAAAAATCGATGTGGGGCGGGCGTTTCCTCAATTCCGCTGACCTATATCGTTAATTCACTGGGAGGTGAAATTTAAAATGGCAGATGAAATTTTAGAAAAGGCTGCA